TAACGCAATCAGATGTAGGATACGATACACATGTCAGTAGGAAACCTGCTTCAATCTGATCATCATCCAGGAAAGACTGATCACTTTGATCAACAGTACCACTCTCGATCTTACCTGCACATGACGAGCAAGCGCCAGCACGACAAGAGTAATTGATATCCACACCTGCTTCCTCAGCAGCGTCTAGAATGTATTGATCCTCTTCACATTGAATAACTGATTCTCCATCAGGAGTTTTTAGAGTAATAGCGAAAGACATAAAACTTTACATTGATTAAGAAAAGAAAAGAGGTCCGAAGACCTCTTTTATTATACCATGTTAGGTATCAACCGACAGATGGTGCGATGAGTGCAACAGGAGTTGACTCAGCAGCAGCAAGGTCGAGTGGGAAGTTGTGTGCGTTACGCTCATGCATAACTTCCATACCCAGACCAGCGCGGTTAAGAACGTCTGCCCAAGTGTTGAGCACACGACCCTGACCATCAAGGATGGACTGGTTGAAGTTGAAACCGTTCAAGTTGAATGCCATGGTGCTAACACCAAGAGCAGTGAACCAGATACCAACCACAGGCCATGCAGCAAGGAAGAAGTGAAGACTTCTGCTGTTGTTGAAGGATGCGTATTGGAAGATCAAACGACCGAAGTAACCATGGGCTGCAACGATGTTGTATGTCTCTTCTTCTTGTCCGAACTTGTAACCGTAGTTCTGTGACTCTGTTTCAGTCGTTTCGCGAACGAGTGAGGAAGTAACGAGACTTCCGTGCATAGCAGAGAACAAAGATCCACCGAATACCCCAGCAACACCGAGCATGTGGAACGGGTGCATAAGGATATTGTGTTCTGCTTGGAATACAAGCATGTAGTTAAAAGTACCAGAGATACCAAGAGGCATAGCATCGGAGAAAGAACCTTGACCGAAAGGATAGACTAGGAATACTGCACTCGCAGCAGCTACTGGTGCCGAGTAGGCAACACAGATCCATGGACGCATACCAAGGCGGTATGAGAGTTCCCACTCACGACCCATGTATGCATAGATACCAATGAGGAAGTGAAAGACTACGAGTTGGAAAGGACCACCGTTATAGAGCCACTCATCAAGTGAGGCGGCTTCCCAGATGGGATAGAAGTGGAGACCGATTGCGTTTGAACTTGGGACAACTGCACCAGAGATGATGTTGTTGCCATACATGAGTGAACCAGCAACGGGTTCACGAATACCGTCGATATCGACGGGTGGTGCTGCTACGAACGCAACAATGAAGCAGATAGTTGCTGCAAGCAGTGTTGGGATCATCAGTACACCGAACCAACCGACATACAGACGGTTGTTTGTGGACGTTACCCACTCGCAGAAAGATTCCCACGGTGAGGTTGATTGTTGTTGCCTTGAAAGTGTTGACATTGAAAAGGGTTAGATATGAGTGCAGGGAAACACTAATAAGATATTCCTACGACACCCTCAGTCATAGGTATTAAAGACTGTTATTTTGACACGCTGTTTAGTCTTGGTAAGGCGTGTATCGTGTGTCGTTTTGTAACGACTCATATAATATATAGGCTTTATCCGATTTTGTCAACCCCTTCTTGCTGAACCAGTTCGTAATCTGTCCCCTGATCTGTCTCGATCAACCAGGACTGGAAGGCATCATAAACGATTCGGAATGCCTCGGGGGATCCCTTACCTTCTGTGAACTGACCTAGCATACCTTGACATGCACCACTGGATGTGTAGTCATGACAGAATTCATATACTTTTCTGTTAATCTCACACCCATGCATAACAAGTGCAGCCAAACAAAAGCGCCTATCATCGAGGCGCTCAGGGTTGTATCTCCAATCTTCAATCATAGTGATACGAAACGTAATTCTTTTTTACAGGTGGGAGAGATACTCATTCGTGAGCAGAGATAAATGTAAAACTCTGCTTTGATTCTAGTGAGATTAGTGTAGTGGGTCAGTCTGATCCATCTACCATTCAAATTAAATTCTAATGCGTATCTCTCCATTGATCTGCGTTCAACACAGATTTATTTAGTTTACCAGATGCCAGGAATAATCTGACCTGTCATTGCATAAGATCCAAGTGCTGCAATGACGCCGAGCATTGCTGCCCAACCGTTGATGCGTTCTGCTTTTTCGTTCATTGTTCTTTTAGATAGTTGAGTACAGTTTGTGGAGATGACACAGAGTAGGGATCTGCGGGGCAGAGACCTACCTTCCCAGGTTCTTCAAAGATCCTTTCGATCTCACCATTATTTACTACCATGGCATAGCGCCATGATCGATAACCAAATCCAAAGTTTGCTTTGTTCACTGCCATTCCCATGGCGTTAGTGAACTCACATGCTCCATCAGGTATTGGTTTTACATTACGAATTTTCGTTTGTTCAAACCAACTGTTCATGACAAAGACATCATTAACAGATAAGCAGTATACTTCATGAACATACTTCATGAACTCAGGGTAGAGTTCCTCGTATTGTGGCAACTGCTTTGTAGTACAAGTGGGTGTGAATGCACCAGGTAGTGAGAATACTACACAACGCTTACCATCAAATAAACGATGAGTATCAATGTCAACCCAGTTTGTACCTTGACTGTATCTGAAAGTTACCTCAGGAGCAAACATCGTTAGAGTCCTCTCTAACTTCCCATGACCCACCAACGCCACCGTCCATGTTGACAACAATGTCTTGTGGTTTGACGGGGGTGAATGGGTGATGAGGTTTATGTTCTCTATCCATGGGTTGAGACTTAGTGTCATCATTCCTGGATAGGTTCTTGATCACAATGAAGGCATCCTTATTGAACTTACGATGTCCAAGTGGGGATGCCCACTTCTTATTATAACCTTCGGGTTGTACAATGCCAGAGACAACAGTGCCTCCAACCTCAACCACGATGTTATCGTGTCTCACATCCCATCCGAGAGCAGCAACTGCTTGAATCAGGGACTCTTCTGTATATGATGCTTGCATTAGAAACCAAAGATACCAAAGAAAAATACACTACCAGATGCAGCGTATGATACGACAGCGGAAACAAATCCTAACATAGCAACACGACCGTTCAAGAGTTCAGCACGTTCGGCATAGGTTTGATAACCATAGCGTTCTGCTTCGGTTGGGTCGATATACATGGTAGGTTCTGTGGCGTACATGTTTGTACGTCCGCCGTCCTCAGTTGTTACAGTCATGTTACACTCCTTAATGAATCTTTACATATTATATAGGAAACATAAAGTTTTTGTCAAGCCCCAAATGTGATCACGTCCTGACCAGGAGTATTGATCTCAATGTTACCTGCTGCTGCAACAGTATCATTCAGATTAAAATTAATATAATCTGATGTACTGAGTCCTAGATCCCCAGTGAAGGCACTTGTAGCGCCTCCTGGAATCCTCTCAGCGATGGTTTGGAGACCTTGATAGTGTCGCCACACCTCACTAAGATTGTTACGATCAAATGTAGGATCGTCAATTGCTGCTTTCAAAGCAGATCGCAGAGCATCTACTGCGTTATTAAATTCATTACGAACGTTTGTCATTAGTCAGTGTCCTTTGGTGATTTTACATTGTCTCGTACATAGCAGGGAACACCTGCTGGATCCAACCATTTTGTGTATTCAAAGTCATCCATTGCTGTACTCATCTGCATAGAGTTATCACAAAGATACATGTCTTGGTACCTTCCAGTACGAGCATCGGTCTTTTGAATACGAAAGTCGGGAGTGCCATTGTCGAGAACTCCTGTCTCAACGTAGCGATAGGGAAAGCGTTCTAGGAGAACAATCGGTGTCATGTATTGGTGAGATAACCTAGGCATATGATAGCACGTTAGAGGAAATGATACCACCCTGTTGCGATCAGTTTCTCTGATGTGTCTGATTGGCGACCCTTATGAGTATAAGTCCAGTCGCTAGGCCAGATGACAGTCAAACCTTTTTCAGCAGGAACATACAAATCTTGATGAAACCATTCGGTACCACCATCGGGCACATCATTTAAGAACGTCATCCAAACGAGGTGTCTATAAGTATTAGATCTACTCGATGACTGTCTTTCACAGTGCCACATGTGGTAACCACCACCTGGTTTATAGTATTGAAGATTGAAGAACTCTTCCATCTTCCAGATATTTGTCTTAGAACAAAGAGGGAAGCGATCGACATAGTTATTCACTACACGGTTCACTTCCCCAGTGAGATCACGAACCCTGCTATCAGTGATTCCAGTAAAGACAGGGTTGTCCATGGAATCTTTGATAGCAGTGTTTACCATGCCACCACCGTTATCATCAATCGTTTCCCCAGGCCACTTCTCAAAGATAGTTTGAGTATGATAAAAATCAACGATGCCATCAACAACGCTCTCGTCAATCTTCTCTGTGTAGATAAAATCGGTACGAGGATTCGCTATTCGGCCATCATACAGTATAGGTTCTGGGTTTAGTTTCATTTAGACAAGTACATTATCTGCTATAAGGTGGTCAATAAGATAGGCATAATCTTCTTCAACATCTGAACCCCAGAACCTG